CTGTTAGTTGTGTGTTAGTTATCGATAGATTTTCGTGTGTTTTGAGGATGTTTGATAAATTTTCAGAATATAAAGAAAACCCGCAGAAATACTTGATTCCTGCGGGTTCTTGAAATATTGAATATAATTGTTCCTTATCTCTTTGAGAATTCTAAACAACGGTTTTAAGCCATTTATTGGACTTTTGTTTCTAGTAAATTACTACTATATTTTGTTTGATACATTTTTATGTGATCTGTAAAGCTTCCTTATTATAATAGTTCCGCACTTATGCTGCTGGCAATGTCAGAACCTGTCCTACATGAATCGTGGTGCTTGTGATCTTCGACAAGTTCATGATCTCCCTGTACCGTGATCCGGATCCGAGATACTTTGCAGCAATATCCCAAAGTGTGTCACCTTTTTTGACCGTGTATGCCTTTGTCTTCTTTGATGCTTCGTTTGCTTTCGCATTTGTGCCCGGGATACTAAGTACCAAGCCTGGATGAATCGTTGCACTTGTAAGTGAGTTTAAACTCATGATCTCTCTATATCGTGATCCTGATCCGAGGTACTTCTCTGCAATATCCCAGAGCGTGTCGCCTTTCTTTACTTCTACAGTCTGGTATCCGGTATCATTATCTTTTATATCTGCTTTAACATTGTCGACATATGACGGCACACCATATCCTATAATGTACTTATCATCAATCCGATATATACGCTCATGCACAGCATCCGATGTATTTCCCTCAACTGTATATATATAAGGAGGACATACCTTTGTAACTATTCCGACATGTGACGGATCCGTCAGCTTGTGAGCTTTTGAAAAAAATACCGGAATTCCGGGAACTGGTGTGTATGTGCCACCATAAGCCTTTGCATTCTTCCATTTTCCCTGCTTGATGAACCATTTCATTCCGGCAGTACATGATGCAAATCTTGAGACAACATCTTTTGCGATTCCGCATACGATCATAACCCATGTAACAAATATAGCGCACCACGCAACATCCATTCCGAATGTTGAACCTGTCGCTTCGTTATATATTTTAATGTACTTATCATCACCATCCGGCTCACATGTTCCAATCTGGCTCTTCGCTGTGCTTATAATCTTGTCAACAATACTCATATTCTATTCCTCACTTTCTGATTTTTTCTGCAATATATCAATAGCCTTAGTAATAACCGCCGGGAGTGGTACACCCATAAGACCAGCGTTCTCGACAAGTGATATCAGTTCGTTCGCAATGAATGCAATGATCACCGCATCTCTGATATAGTTTGTTCCGATAATCAAATCAAGCCTGTACGACACAAGAACAAATACAAGCGTCATGCATTTACGGCATAACCCTTTCCAGCACGTCTTGCTTTCAAGGCTGCCGGTGTCCGTTTTTCTGCTCTTGTGAAACACTCCTGCGACCACAAGACCTGATACATAATCAAGCCCCATGAAAATCAAAAGAGACACCAGTCCGGTGTCCCATCCTCCAAACAATGCTGCTATTCCGGAGCCAACCGCTCCGATCATTGTACATATAAACTGTTTCATGTTTTCATTCTCCTTTCTATGATCCGATCATTCCGCCACCGGGGTTTATAATACTTCCACCAGATTCTATCTTGATTTTTGCAAGATTAATAAATCCGTCATGCAGAGATGCTACAAGCGGATCAAGTAACTTTCTTACATCCGCTATTGTTGACACTTTTGTTTCATCCGGCAGTAACGGCAATGACATTACACCTGCTATATTTGTGAACTCTGCACTGTATTTGTTATCAACATTCTGTAACTTTAATACATCTGCAGACACTGTGTTGATGCTTTCCTTAACATTATTAATGTCTTCAGTATGTTTGTCAGATAAGTTCTTTATAGAAGCCTTTACGGATTCTATATCTGTGTTTACAGCATTCAGTTTATTTTTATTATCATCTATACCTTGTGAAAGTTCAGTATCTTTTTTTGACAATAATGATATGTCACTTTTTACTCCATCAATAGCAGATGTTCTTGCCTGTGTCTCCTTATCAACAGCATTTTTTATATGATCATCCGTCTCTGCCTTTGTGTAAACCGATGACAGCCTTGAATATAATATCTCAAAAAGAGGTTTTACTGTTCCTATATTAATACCATTGATATTAATCTCATACAGTGGGAAGGTATCTTCTGCTGCTCCCCAATATATACTTCCTGTCGGATATTCTGGTGTTGCTGCTGTCCCTGCAGATGGTGTACCTTTAATTACTTCAAGTGTTACATTTTCAATGCCAGTGTCTTTTTTGTACTTTGCTACAATAAGATCTTTCCGGTTGTATCCTTGACTGCCGCTGTCAATCATAAGATCGTCATAATCTCCTGCAGGGATCCGAGCATGACACCCTTTCATAACCAGATCCCCACAGGATACTCTTGCAGTATTGACATCGACCATAGTCAACTTGAACATATCTCCAACTGGCAGCACATAGTTATCTTTTCCAATGATTCCAAGATTCAACGCTCGGTCATCATCTGCCGTTACATGATTTACTCCGGTTTTTCCTGTTACTATTTTCATTACTTATCCTTTCCGTGTAGCATCACCTACACTATATGATATATCAACTGTATCATCATCTAACTTGACTATTATATTTGTGATACTACTTATTACATAGGAATCTGTCACGCTTTCATATCCGCCAATTATATCACCTATATGTTGCTCAGTATCACTGCTTGTAACTGCAAATGCATCAGCTCCTATTAATTCCTGCAATCTCTCTGTTCCACCAGAGACAAGGTCCTCATCAGATTCTGCAGATGTGTTCTCATAAGTACTCACATATTCTTCCACTCCATATAGGCTTTGAGATGTACTTATATTCCCATTTGCATCAGCATATAAATGCACTACAGTTCTATCCTGAAGTTCTCCTTTACCAAGACATATAAGATGATTTACACCTCTATATGTCTTCTCAATAGTGAAATTAATATCGTTCTCGTTGTATTCTATCCGGTCGGAATAATCAACTAACGGCACATATGATACATGAACTATTCCATTTTTAACGATTAAGTACAAATTCATACCTATAGCTTTACCAAGCTTAACTAACCCGGTATATAGATCTATGTATCGGTCAAACCGAAATGTTTTTACTGTGTATCCAATACGTTCGGCAGCAAATACCGCTGACAGTCCACATAAGTTTATAAGATCCTGAATAATGTTTCCAGCATCTCCTGATACAATCCGATAGGCTGCCCCAGCCGGAGGCTCTATGATCTTACTCATAAGTACTCCCCTGAAACTTCTGCCTGAATATCTGATTTCATTATTCTCCGTTATCACTTTTACGGAATCTACAACACCACCATACTCCGTATCATTGACATACCACCAATAGCCTCCACGCATGACATTATTCTTAATACCAACTGTGATCTCAAAATTCTTCTCATTTGCAATATCAAGATCAATATTATAATGGTGCAGACAACCTTCATCATTAAGATTTCGGTCTGTATAGATCACATCCAAATCGGTTCACTCCTTTCAGCTTTCAAAAGCAAATCAAAATTAAAATCCGCATTCCAATATATAGCCTGTTCTCCGGATTTAATTTTGTGAAATATATCATTCTTTCTGTCTCTGAATCGGAATATATTTACAGTTGCTCCATTCATTTTATATAGCCTTATAGTCTGCCGTTTTGAATCAATCTCTGCTCTTTCACCAGCCTGTATAGTATAGTTTAATGCATATATATGACCACCTATTGATATAGCCGGATTCTGCGCATATCCATAGATTGTCATAATAAATTCTGCCTCATTAAAATTACTATTTGCAAACTGTGTAGCATTCCCTGGTGAAGCGGAATAATCATATTCATAACCATATGAATATCCACGTCCACTATCGTCTGATTCTATCGTTTCATATCGATACTGAAACAATTCCTCTTTCACCCACGCATCTGCCGCTGTCACTATCTTTAACGACAGTTTTGTATGTTGCCCTATCAGATAATCTGACTTATCACTTGCATAGATGAAACATTCAAGATAATAATCGCCAATATACAGTTTTCCGGGAACTTCATTGATGATATCCTGTTCAAACAGTTCAAACATATCATTCTTTACATTTCTGCATATTCTTGGAGTTGGACAGCATATAGTGACCGGAAGTGTCTTTTCTGTAATTTTCTTTTGAAAATTCTCAACACACTTCCGATCACTATCATAGATCCACTGATAATTCCGGAGGTCATTTTCATTTGCAAAGATATATTTCTTTCCAAATTCAAGAACATTCCCCTGACTATTTACATATTTTATATTCTCAAGCATATGTTCTCACCATCCTTCCAAATTCTCTACCATCAATCTTAAGCTTCGTACCTTCTGTAAGTGCTCTTACCATGTATTCATACATATTTTCATCAATATGTCTTACCACATCAAGAATCAAATACAGAACCTTTGATAACTCTGATTCATTGTCTACTGTTCTTCCTGTTGCTGCTGACATCTGGTCTGCTACCTTACTGATCCATTCTGTATTCTTCTCTAGCGGCACTACAGCCTCGGCTCCATTACCTTCAAGAATACCGACCTGACCTTTCTTAAGTACACCACCTTCTGCAAGCTGTTGTGCATTCAATTTATCAAGCTTATTAATTGATACTCCCGGAATCGCATTAATAACGGATATACAAGCATTGATTGCAGATATAAAACCATTAATGATCTTTGTCGCTGTACCTAATATGCCATTGATAGCTGCTGTAACGGCTCCCTTGATGCCATCTGCGATAGCTGTTCCAACCTTGGAAAAGATATCCTTAATCTTCTGCCATGTATCTGAAAAGAACTTAACCATCGGTGAAAATGCATTCTTGATACCAGTCCAAGCCTTACCAAAAATGTCACTAAACCATGTACCTACTGATGCATATGCACCTTTTATTCCATTCCAGATTCCACTGAAAAATCCAGTAACAGCCGACCAAACACTCTTAATTCCATTCCACGCTGTTGTAAAGATGCCTTTAAAAAACTTTCCTACTGCTGCAAATGCTGATTTTATACCATTCCATATGCCTTTAAAAAAGGCAGGTGCTGCATTCCAGACTTTCTTAATGCCTTTCCAAGCCATTGAAAACGATTTACGACAGTTGTTGATAACTGCCATAATTGCAATAATCGCCGCTTCCAATGTGATCTCAAGCATCTCGCAAAACCATTCAAGTATCGGTTTCAGCACTCCAAGTATCTCTTCTGATATCAGACTTATCACCTCAACGAGCGGAGGCAGAATCATATTGATAAGTTCCATCAATGGATCCAATATCATTAAGATCAGATTTATAATTGGATTGAGCAAATCAAGTATTGGCTGCAATAATTCCAGTACTGGCTGCAAAATCGAAATTAAAATAGGAAGAATCTGCGACACTATCTGCACAATAGGCGGCAAAAGCATATTAATCAAATTCGTAAGCGGCGGCAAAATAGTCTGAACTATTTGCAATAATGGTGGTAACAGTGTATTAACAAGGGATAATATAGTAGGCAAAATAGCTTGCAAAGTTCCGAATATAGACTGTAATGCAGATGTAAGTGTCTGCCCCAGCTCTCCACCTATACCCGGCAACAAGGTTTCAAGTATGCCAGGAAGGTTATTCACCAATTCGGACAGCAACGATGTTGCGCCCTGTATAAGTGATGGCAGTATCTGTTCTATAAGTGGCGGTATATATGGTGCCAATTTCTGTGCAAGACTTGATATACCTGTAACTATCCTTGGGAGTGTGTCTGCTATTCGTGGTACAAGGTTATCAGCTACAGCCATCACAGAATCAACAAGGTTATTGATCAGCACTCCCATGTCCTGTGATGGGTCGGCCATTCCTGTGAGCAGATTCGTCCATGCGGACTTCATCATGCCGATGGATCCCTGTATTGTAGTGGCTGCCTCTTTTGCGGTTGTGCCTGTTATCCCCATATCAGTCTGTACAACATGAATAGCCTCAATCATCTTATCGAATGACACACTATTGACATTATCTGCTGTCACAGTCATGGTGTCACCGAGTACACCAGAATCATTGATAAGCCTAGCCATCTCGGATGCAGTACCACCGTATCCTAATTTGAGGTTATCGAGCATTGTATAGTTCTGTTTTGCAAAGCCCTGATATGCATTCTGTATAGATGCCATATCAGTTCCCATCTTGTTGGCATTATCCGACATGTCTGTTATGGCCAAATTGGCAGTTTCAGCCGCCTTTTCTGTGTCACCATCCAATCCTTGCAACAATGACGCTGAAAAGCTCGTTACAGTGTCCATATACTCGTTTGCCGACAGCCCCGCCGTCTTATATGCATTATTTGCATATTCCACGACCTTATCTGAGCTGTCCTTGAACAGTGTCTCAACACCACCGACAAGCTGTTCATAGTCTGCATACTGCTCTACAGCACTCTTTGTCATTGCAGTTAAACCAGTCGCCACAACGGTAGCTGCAACTACTCCAATCTTAGCCGCCGCTACTGATACTTTAGCTAGTGCTTTTACTGATGTAAGAGCACCTTTACCTATGGCTGAAAACATTGACTTCATTTTAGCCTTGATATCCACTGTCTTCTTTCCAGTCTTATCAAGATGCTTGTCTACCTTCTTGTGCGTCTCACCAGCTACATATCCAATGTCTGCATAGGCTTTCTTCATAGCTTCAGATGCACTCATCCCCTGTTTTCTATACTCTGCTGCAGCCTTTCCAACATCGCTTTTTAACTGATTTACGGTCTTACCTGATTCAACCGCTATCTGCGACAGGCTCTTTCCTGTATTAGCATTCCCTTCTGCTATTTCAGAACTGCTTTTTGTTGCAGACCTTCCAATGTCCTGAAAGAACTTGCTTAGTCTGCTTTGAGTCTTGCCAGCTTTTTCACTAGTCTCGTCCAGGCTTTTTTTTGCCTCACTGGCATCTACGGCTATTCGCCCTAATATTTTAAAAACTTCCAAAAGGGTTCACCCCCTTTCTTCAAAAATAAAAAATAGAGACACACGTCTGTGTGCCCCTATGGTTTAAAATTCTCTATGATTGACATAGAATCCTTTATGGTTGTTTCAAGTTCGTCTCTGCTTTCAAATGCTCCTGATCTGACAGGCTGTGAACTGCCACCTGACGTGCCATACAGCCTTGCCTTGAAGTCATTGAATGATATATTCTCCCAGCACTTATGGATATACATATCCCAGAGTTTGTCGTCATCGTCAAGACGCACAAACGTGCATACAAACTCATCAAAGCTCTGATTGTCTATCATCGTATCAAGCAGAGTGTACGGATCCGCATATCGTTTAAATATGAGATCCATGAACTTGAGATAGCCTACTGTTTCTTCTCGAACAATCTTGAAACAACCTTGATAAAATCCGCAAAGCCCGGAAGTGTGACTGCATCATATAACATCTGTGTGAATACAGAGAGATCAAGATCTGCTACCTCATCCACTGTCATTCCTGACAGGTGTGACAGGCAGACAAATACCTCACGCTGGCAGTCTGACAGCTTAGTCAGAATCACATCTGCAAGCTCGAATGCAAGACCAATACCCACATTCTCGAGGAACTTCGATGTGTCCTCATCATCCTCGCCATCACCAGCAAGCTTCTCACGTTCTTTTGCAATAAGCTCTTTGAACCCATTGCCGCTGAATGAATCTTTGAAGTCTTTCACTCCAAGCTTGCTGAACAGCTTCAGGAATGCAGCTATATCTGTAGCCTTTGGATTTCTAAGTGTATATGGCTTGACCTCCTGCACATCCTCTACTGCCTCAGTATCTTCAACTACTTCGGCATTCTCTACTACATCTTTGTTCTCTTTTATCTCGGTTGTTCCCATGATTATCTCTCCTTTTCTATGTCAATTAGTCTGTTACTTCTGTACTGGAATCTATAGACTGCTGAACCTGCTCCGTTGTCGTGCCGGTAGGCAGATAGATGTGGTATGGCAGTGTATCAGCTGCTGGTGACAGATCTGCGTAACATTCCATAGTTAGCGCAAATGTGCCATTCTCCTTGTTCTTGCCCTCTATCTCAAGGCCTGATGTACAAAGAGCATTGTCAAAAATCACGATAACAGGACGACCATCTAAGAATCTTCCAATATATCCAAAGTTTTCGATATAATCATCCTTTTCAATTCTTGCCTTGGATTCGATCACATCGTATCCTTCCGCTGTTGATGTGCCATTCTGTCCGATAATAGCCATCTTGATCGTCTCAGGCGACAGCTCCACCATGTTAGTATCCATCTGTGCTGTCTCGCCTATCTTAACTGCCAACTCCTTAACCTTAACTGATGCACCATCGACCTCTATATCCTTGAGCTCAGGCTTGATTGACAGCTTTGTGCCGCCGGATGTTGCACCAATCAGAGATTCAGCAAAGTTCCATGTCTTTTTTGATGCGTCATACTTGAGCCCTTTGTGAATCGTTCCGGCACCAAACACAATGTTCTTCGGTGTCTTGTCTGTGATACCTGATGACTTGAACTCTTCAAATGTTAATGTATCTGCCATGTTATAATCACCTTCCATTCTTATATTCTTTAATCGTCAAATTGATCTGTATCCGTTTGAGGTCTGCATCCCCTGTTGGCACTGGTGACGCATTCCCATAAAAAACGGCAACCCCCGCACCACTTGCAAGGATTGCCGTTCGTTCAATATTCTGTTCTATCTTCTGCTTGTACTTCTCCAGGCTGAACCATGAGCCTCTTGTGAATCCATCTATGATGAATGTTATTTCCTGACATCCATCCTCTTCAGGAGTATCACCCTCGGAGTATTCACCAACAAAATATGCCTCCGGCGGGTCATCCTGCCACTCCATAAATGCATATGGTATCTCAAGTTCATCTGTGAGTACACTGTTGATATATGATAATGTCTCTGTCGTCATTCGTCATCACCACCTTACTCACTGAACGTCTGATTGAGAATAGAGCCAAGTCGCTTGATGATCTTACTCTTGGTCTTGTCAAAGGCTTTCTGTAAAGGTCTGAGAGGCTTTTTACCATGAGTTGTGTGCCAGTTGCCACGTTCATCCTTATAGACCCATGGTTTTTTGCGTCCATTACCTTTCAATGCGTATTCACCTGTTCCATACTCTTCCCAGATAGCATTCTCAAGAGGATTACCGATAACAGCCTCGCCCTTATCTTCATCTACATGATGCGTCCATGCACCTTTTGTCTGTCCTGTGTCTACTCTCGTCTGTGCTCTCTTCGTCTGAGCCTCGACCTCTCCGGCAGCTTCATACAGAAAGGCAATAACAGCATCATCCAGAGCCGCCTCAACCTTTGTTCTGTTGTCTGTGAACTCCACATTTCCCATTACTGCCCTCCTGTATACTTCAGATATATCTCCAACTGCTTATGCAGTTCCATCGGATCATCAATCACCATGATGTCATACACCTTGCCATTGATCACCATACGACTGTTCTCCGCCTTGATGCGGCTGTCGAGCTCCTTATAGTCTGCAAGGAAGATGTGCGTTGATTCCTGAATCTTAGCATTGTACGTGGTGTACTTGCTGTCTCCTGTCGACAGATCAAGGAACCCGGTTATATCATCCACAGTCTCCCATATCTTCTCACGTTCGCCGATGATGTTCGTCTCTGTTTTATAGAGCTGAATCTGACCGGCTATATTCCCGCCAATCATCTAATCACCTTCCATTCTCTTAGAATCTCGCTTTCATGTACGGTTTTAAGAAACCAAGAAGTGACTTTGGATATCCCATGATGGAATTGTCGCCGTCCATATTGAAATAGGTCACAGAATGCCTACTGATGGTCTCAGACTGTACACCGACCTTATCCCGGTTGTTCAGGTCCCATGAAAGCATATTTGCAGCACCGACCTTGATATCCATCGGATATACTATCTTTGTCACCATGGCGACTGGTTCGCTTACAAGCTTCTCATTCACCTCTATATGTCCATTGCCCATATCCACAGCTTTGATGGTGTACAAGCCATCGTTGTAGTGTGACTCTGACACCTGTATAGTGTCGCCAACCTTGAACAGCTCAGATGCATACTGAAAGCCTGTCACAGCGTCCACAGGAGCCACAAACCGCCTGTTCCGATCCTGGAAGTTGTTGTTTGTATACTTTCGGATCAGGAGCTCAAGTGCCTGAAGCTTAGCCTCAAGCACCGGAGCTTTCTCCTTGGTGTCTACATACTTCTTAAGTTCATCGACAGTCATGATCATATGACCACCGCCTTACTTCTTAGGGATAACAGTATATCCGTCATGCTCCGTGAACCAATCTGCCATACGCTTAGATGTGATCTCTGCCTTTCCGTTTGCGAACTGGACACCACCAGCGCCAATTCCACAGTAAGTATCGTTATTATTAACCGATACTGTCCAGCCTGTAGGCTCACTCTCTGTCTTTGGCTCTGCCACTACAGGCTCAATAACTTCACTTGTCTGATCTGCTGTCTTCGTTTCCTTTGCTGCCATATTCAATCACCTATCCTTTCTTTACGCAATCTTGATGTTACGAAGCGCACCTGCATGCTGTGTGTTTTTAAGAACTGTAGCTGCGATCATCTCTACTTCAGCATCCTTTACTGTTCCCGGCTTACTGAAATCAGGAAGATACTGATCAATAACTGAACCACCATTCAGGCTGATTCCGTGGAATCCATCGTTTACATCAAACTTGACTGCATAGATATCTGTAAGACCTGTTGTTTCTGTCTGTTCAGCTCCAAGCTTTCTCTTAATGCCTTTCTTAACAACAGAATTTGCAACAGCCGATCCGCTTGATACGGTGTAATGATTCTGCATATCGATAAGCTTCACTCCATCAATCGTAGTGATACGCTTTCCGAATGCTTCCTCACTCTCAGTCTTGTATCCAAGGATACGGGCTACAGTCTGAATCTTTGTGATCATCTCTGTGTTTGTAAGCACTGCATCAGCATCTGTAGTCTTGACAAGAAGGCTCAGTGCCTCATAGAACTCATCAGCATTAGACTTGATCGCTGTGATAGATGACAGATCAATAGCCTTGTCTGTGCCGTACTCTGTCGTTGTTCCGGCGATCATAGAATCAAGGCCCTGAAACTCCGGATGATCACCAGATGCTGTTGTGGTTGCATCTCCATTAATCAGCGTGTAGTGGAATAAAGACACGATTGCCTTGATATGTTCCTCGATCTGATATGCCATGTTGTCAAAGTTACCAGCAACCTTATTGAGCACTCTGTCCATCTGAACTGCTCCGCCCATGATCGCAAGATTTGCTTCGCACTCCTGCTTTGTAGCTGCTGATGCAGTATAAGAACCGCCTATCTTTCTAAACTCCGCTGTAGCTGGAAGTACCTTTCTGAGATACTTATACTTCATTGTTGAGCCACCGCCTGATGCTGATACACAGTCATCAAATGTCAGTGACTGTAATACTGTTGACTGTCTAAGAAAGATATCCACAATCTGTGAAAATACCTTGTCACTCATACCTTTCTTAAGTTCTTCTAATGTCATTGCCATAGTTTTCACCATTCCTTTCTTTTACTTTTACTGGTTATTATTTGCATTTTCATACTGCTGTTTTAATGCCTCTGCAAGTGTCTTCGGTTCACTGTTATTTGCGTTCGGATCACCCTTCTGAAGCTGATTTTCAAGGATGTTCTTCTGGTTACTTCCAGCACTTTCAAACTGGTTCGGAAGCTGTGTCTTGAGATCTGTAAGCATGCTATCCCATCCTTTGATGTTGCCATCATCGTCCAGTTTAAGCTCCGTATTCTTTTCTTTCAGGTTTGCCTTTAATTTGTAAGCAACATAATCAACATCACTTACATGAGCAGATAATAACGCAACCTTAATAGCTGAATTAACTCTCGTTTCCTCAAGTTCCTGCTGCAGTCTTGTATTTTCAACTTCATAAGTAGAAATCTTCTGCTGCATCCCCTCGTCGCCTTTAGATGCTTTTTTCAGTTCCTCAATGAGCTTATTTGCATTGCCAATCTCCGTGTCTTTGCCGGTGATTAGTCCATTGAGTTTTTCAAGCTCTGAATCATACTTCTCTTTGCTGATGTACTTGCCCTCGGACAGATCTGTATATCTGACATGCTTGAGTTTATCTGCCTCCGTGCTGTTCTTCTCGTCAATCTTCGCCTGTACCTGTTTGTACAATTCTTCTCCTAACAGTTCCTTTAATTCCATTGTTCCATCCTTTCTTGGCTTTAATTGTAGCCACACATGGCAGTTATCACTCTTGCCGGAGTTATTCTTTATCGGTCACAGTTTTACCGCCTTAAGCCGATTTTGGGCATAAAAAAAGACCATGTTTTTATCATGGTCTGAATTAACTAAATATTATGTTTTAGTTCTTTATTTATTATTCAAATATCCGTTCTCATACAAAAAAACGTTTTCTTCAACTGTCAGAGCTGAAAAAGGGTTAGTCCAAGAATCATCCTCTGTTTCAAAATCAGGTGCTTTAAATTCCGATGGAATAAAGCCTAGTTTATCGCATATTCTCTGATATTCTGTCTCTTTATCCATTATAACACCTCCATTTTTACTCCAGCATCTTCAAATATACTTCTCACATTGTCATTATAACCCTTTATCTCTAATTGAGCAAGTGCAGATGACGCTATTGGTGCATTAAATTTCTCTTTATCCACTGAATATTTATATATTTTCCCATCATGGCATACAACTAGTCCAAATTTATAAGCACGTTTTTTGCAAGTCATTAAATCTGCCAAACTTGGCACGCTACTTCCTGGATGATTATGGATTGCTATGATTGTATTTGGCTTGCTGTTGTACAACATTTCTATCATTCCTTTATTTGGCTTTGCTGTACTTTCCTCATGATACTCCTTATTTATTTTTGATTTTCCAGTCAAATAGTCAACAAAAGCAATATCCTCGTATCTTGTTCCCGAACGATGAGTTAACATTTCTTTTGATCGCTGCCATGCGATTCTATTAACCCTATCACTATCTGATACTTGGTTGAATTTTCTTCTGTAAGCCGGAGATTCTATTATTTTTTTATGAATAACTGTGTCTTGATAAATATATTTTGGCTTACTTTGTTCTTTTTCATGCGTAATCTCAAACGACACCTTAAAATACTTTTCTTTGTACTCCTCAAAGTCTGTCGTCTTATCCAGCCCGAAGTATTCCGCTCGATCTTTCAGTCGCTGAAGCTCATCATCATCCAATGCCCATCTTGCTCTCTGTAATAAGCAACACCGGCAATTACAATCCTCTGCCGGATCTCCAAACATCCCAGGAGCATCTACCTGCATACCGCCAGCTTCAAAAGGTTCATCTATTTCACGAATCTGTCCATCAAGCAGTCTATGCAGATCTCTTGTATTGCCGTCAAGCGTAGAGTCCCACTGCTTTACTATGTCCGCTCCTTTACTCTTAGCTATCTTTTGAGCATCCATAGCCGACTGTACTTGTATGCGGTGTCCTTCCGTCCTTGCTATACGGATTGAATTGTTGTAAGCCTTCTGGAACGGTGTATTTGCCATGTGCCTTGTCAGATTACCTGCCACCTCATTCCACGTTGAGCCGTTGGCAATGCCTCTTGACACCTCTGCTCTAACTGCTTTCTTGAGGTATGTCACATCCTCGCCCATTTTGTCGTAGAGCGACTTACTGAGCTTGCTGTCCGTCTGAATAGCTCTCACAACTGCCGCCTGATCTATCGGCATGATGATCGGAATACCTGTCTGCTGCAGGTCATACATGACACCTGTGTATCCGTCTCTATAGCACTTAGTCAGGTAGTCAGACACAGTTGCATATGAGTTAGACTGCAAGTTGCTTAGAGCACCTTCAAGTTGTGCTTTCAAAGCCTCCTGATATTGTTTCTGGTATATGATGCTCTGCAAATTCTCCATGTCAGTTCTTGCAGACAACTCTCTGATCTTCTGCTCGCAATCTTTCAGTGCCTGCTTATATGTATTCTTCAGACTGGCTATAGTTTTTTTCTCGTTATGCAGTTGTGCCTTTATTACTTCTTTCTGATTCTCATTCATATCAATCTAACATACTGTCGTCAAGTTCTATCGCCCACTTGTAAGCTGCACCGTTATCACTTGCCATATATTTTTTTCCGTTTAAATCAAACAAATAATGGTCCGTTTGCTCTTTGTTAATTTCACAAATATATAAGCCATCAACTATTGCATTTTTATATTTTAACGGAATAGCACTCATTAGAATAAAATTATCAGAATATCCATAATTATTAATGCTACCTAGCCCATAATTTATTAATTCTCCTCCTGATAAATTTAATCTATACGAACCATTATCAATGTAACCATATACAGCTATCTTGTCTCCGGAATCAACCATACTCGCTTCTGCTATACAATAGTATAGTATATTTGAACCATCATCATTTCCAAATTTAAACAATACGACTCCATTTTTTCCTTTTGAATATGTTAATCGTAATAATTTAACTGCACTTGAATTTGACAACTGAATATAGCACTGTCTATTTGACGATGTTGTGTCACTCGATACTTGTCCTTTTATATATCGTGTTACTGTAAAATAATTGTTATTTACGAAACAAACCCAACCATTCTGATCATCCGTACCTTTATATAGCAACCACCTACTTCCTTCTGTAAGTATCTTTAAATTGCAACCTAATGCTGTCGCTATTTTTTTAAATTTATCGTCATTCAAATCTGCCTCATATTGAACAGCCCCACCGCTTATTACTTCTTTTTGTTTAGAAAGAGATATAATTTTATATCCTAATACTCCCATCAACTTACCTCCTGATCTTCAACTGTATATAATCCATATGTCATTGCTATTTTTCCAGTCGCCTGTATGGTTGTATCAACATATCCAACGACACCATACCCTTCTGATTGTATATTCTTAATATTCTCCGCCATCACGTCCGCCGAGTCTGTTGGTTCTGTAGCCACTCCTTTTTCAGTGATAGCTGTGGCTATCTTGGTATTTCTATCACTGACAGATTTTTTTAGATTTTCTTCCGTTTCTTCTATTTTTTTTAACCGATCACCAACAATCTTTGCATCTGCCGCTTCACCGGATATGGACAAAGTAGGGTCGACCTTAATCAAATATTTCATAAACTGTGCAATGATGTCTTTCTCCTGTTCACTGTCTATTGCCTTTCCAAGTTCGCAACCGTCAAGAACCTTTCCAACTGCAAGTTCTGTATTGTATTCCTGTGTTATATTTGAATCTTCATCTACCTTAGTAAAACAGATCACAAATCCAACCATGCCAGGCACTCTGCAAGCTGTAGCACCTACAAGCCATGAAAATGTGATATAATCTTCATCGGTCACAGCTAAGTCTAAGTCATCGACAGCATAACAATCTGTTTCCTTGTCCTCATTCACATAATTGACCTTTATGCTGAACTCAGACATGTCATTATCCTGATAATATCTCGGCATTTTAAAATGCTTTCTTGTCACATTTTTATCATGATATACTCCGAGTATCTTCTCATTTCCCGGAAGTGTAATCTTTCTCAAATTGCTATCTATTTTGCAATATGTTATATTCTCCATCTTTATTTTTCACCACCAGTCTCTACATTTACCTCTTTCAACAGATCCTGCGCTTTTTTCGTATCGTCTTCTTCCTTTGCCGGCAACTTGTCTTTTATCTCCTCATAGTCAATATCTAACCAATCGCAAATAGACTTAACTACAGTCTCATCATCAAGCACATTCGCAACGCTCAAGATCGTATTAATCTCTGCCTGCTTGGTTTGTGCTTCGGTCAGTTTGATCTGTGCATTTTCCTGCACATTACTCATGAGATTATGAGTAAACTCAAACCGGACATCCTCAACCTGATATGCGGTTCCATCCGCATTGTTAATCTCATCTACGACTATCTCAACCAGTTTACGCAACATTTTTTTTATGTTTTTTTCTACTTTATTTGCTTTTAGATCAAGTAAAGAGTAAGCCGCCTTAATTGCGATGTTAGTTGTTGCTGATGTATCTTTGAGACCCGCTGTATTCAAGCCCATACCAAACCGGTATATATTCTTTTCATCAAGTTCCAGCTTTGCCTGTCGTGCCTGATATGGTACATCAACAGTCTTGACATCTACGTCACCATCCTCGCCTACACCTATAATTTTCTTTGTCTTGAGATTTTTTTGAAGCTCGTCCATATTGTCCCCCTCAAAACCTTTGACTACATGAAGCGGTGTGTCAAAGTCTATAAGGTTATTTGACAGACTGGAGGCCATCAGATCATAGTCATCTATGAGCGGTTTTACCGGTTTAAGGCTTGAAATCTGTTTTCTATTATTGTCAATCCGGATGAATGGTATATAGCCGAATCCGTCAAAATATGTTTCGCCCTTTTTGTTTCCTTCTGTATACAATACATGCGGTCGTGGATTTACATGTTGGGACTCATCAAGCTGTAATTCTCCATCATTAACCTGTGTGTAAAACCAAGTTTCTTTTTCATCCCATACCTGTATACGCTTTATTATCTTTCTGCCTTTATCGATTCGTTCAATATAGTGATATATGGTATATTTGCATCCATCATCCGCATCTTTCTCTCTAACTTCTATTACATCCAGCGCATCAGCCGCCGCAAATGCCATCTTATCTCTTGTATTCTTATAAGCATACATATACGCCCAGCCTTTTACCTGCATATCAGTGATGCAATCTGAAAGTTCAGCCATAAATTCATCGTTGTTGTTGAAATACTTATCCATGTAATCCTGCAACTTGGTATCATCCGCTATCACTATACGGTCGCCTGACAAAATATACTGTGTACACTGATCAACCAATTCCGTAAAGAACGGATGCGGTATCTTGACGTTGCTCCGTGTCTTATCCTCGCAGAGTTTGCCATCAGCATTATAGTAAAATAGTCTGTATTTTTTTATATCGTGATCGCCATCATAGTATCTTTCGCCTGCCCGGGCAAACTGCTTCTTATCTGATATTTTGTCATTATCAATCAATACCTTTATTTCATCAGTGGTTAACACCTTTTTCATCTCCTTCATGTTAATTTATATCAGCCATGAACGAGACTTGCGCCATCCCTCAATGCCGTACCTAAGAGCTGCCATTGCATCGTCCATTACTGGTACAGGCTCATCAAGATATTCGCCTGTCTTTTCATCTTTTTTCCATTTCCACTGTTGCAACTCCTTGATCGTGTTTACACAATGAGGGGCTACATATATCCTTCTGCGTACTGTGTGGCTTTTATCTGTCACACCTTTCAGCCAGTCTATCTGTGCTTTTACAGATCCATTTGAACCACCTTTGTTAACCCCCTTGGCTCTATATCCAGCCCCCTTCCAGGCCTTTATTCTGTCCGGTTCTGCACTATCACACCACATAATCTTATTAGTTGGGATAGCATGCTTAATTGCCAGCGGTATGATCTCCGCTGTTTCTTTCTCATGCTCATATATCTCATCTATGATGTATATGTTGTCATCCTTAATACCAAGGAGAAGGATGGCATTGGCATGATTAAATCCAAAGTCTTGGCCTATTGCTATATCATCATAATCATTAAGATTCTGAGATACCTCTGCAACTTCCCAGTTGTGCAGAATGAGACCGCCTATCTCACCCCATTCTCCAAGTCCATATATCTGATATCCATCAGGATCAACTTCTTTCCTACGCTCCATACGGCGGTGATATGCCGCATCTATGAATCGATTCCCCAAATATGTGCTGTGATGTGTCAGAACATCAGGATCGTATCTATCAAAAAAGACCTTCTTTATCCAGTGGTTTTTGTTCACTGGATTGAAGGTCATTCTTATCTGGTAGAACTGCCCTTGTGGCAATTCTCCACGCAATCTGTCATCTATTATCTCTAGGTCTGCCTGCGTAAATTCAGTGGCTTCTTCAAGCCATACATCTGTAAGTTTACCCCGTGGAAATGTGATTGACTTCAACTTTTCACGCTGTCTATCGTCGTTCATGCCACGGAATATAATCTGGTTTCCGTTATGTTTACATGTAAGACTCAACGGACTTCTGTTGATTTTCCAATAATTATCGACCTTATCTCCAAATATCTTATAAAGAGATCCGGTCAGTTCGGCGAATGTACTATCTCGGTTTGTTATATCAGATTTCCGCATTGCAACAAGATTTCTGCCTTTGTCCTGCATCAACCTCAATATGTAATTCTGTGCCGTATCAACACTCTTCCCCGATCCTGCAGAGCCTTTCATCACAATATATCGCTTCTTGCTCCAGTCTACTTCCTTGAACCCCGGATTTGCTTTTATATTGATATTCAATCAGCATCACCGCCGGTATCGTCATCATTGCCGTAGTCGATATTAATGTTGAGATCCGCATCTACATCAGCCTCCACCTTCTCGGTATATAAGCCATATGCTTTACCAAGGAGCTCCGCTGCCTTATTAGCATCTGACAGTCTTGCCGGTATTTCCACGATCTGTGGTGTCTCTTTCTTAACTGTCTGTTTTCTCATTGTGCCGTTATCGTCTGGAACATACACCGAACGTTCTTCGCTGGTCGTTACAACAACGCTTTCTTTCTTTTCTCGTCTCATTGTTGCTGTGAGGTACTTTAACACCTCATTTTGATCAGCAATCAACGCTTTTTCTTTCTCAGCAAGTCGATTGTCTATATACTCTCGAATGTTGGGTTTTGCCAAGTTTTCACTTGCAATATTTCTTGCATTTTTCTCCGAATACCCAGCCCTTATAGCTGCCTGTGTGGCATTAAGGTCAATCAGGTATTCATCACAGAATCTCTGCTGTTTAGCTGTCAGCTTAACCATAATGTCACACCTTCTTTCTATTACTTCTATTTCTTTCTCGCTCTCTTCGGGATCACAATCTTGTACAGCGGTTTACATACACTCTTTACTTCCCCACCCAACTTTATAGTCGGTTGAAGTTTGTATATCTTAGTGCACTTAACCATCACCTTTATCATGGCTATCGGTAATGCCAATCTGCCAAGTACAGGATGTATGTATTCAAAACTATATTCAGGTCTCACGACCTCAAGCCTTTTAATCTCACTCATATCACACCTCAAACAAAATAGCCCAGTGGCAAGAGATTATCATTCACATTAAAGGGGTGGGAGAGGGCTTGTATAACCACTGGGCATAGGAAAAGGGACACAACCTATGGCAACGGCTATGTCCCTTATGAATCAATACTATATAATATTACCACTACAGTATATCACAGTTGCTAGGTGCTATTCGGTGCTAAATGGTGCTATTTGGTGTCAACTTTTCAAAATCTTTATCCGAAATGCCTCAAGAGCAACTCCATGAATATGTTTTGTCCTGTCATATGAATACTTTATTTCAGATGCTATATCCTTTAATGACTTGTACTCTATATACTTCTTAAACAGAATCTTCATGTAGATAGGATTGTTCAAACTGTGGATCTGATTGATCACTCTATGCTTGAGTTCCGCAAATCTGGCATTATCCTCCTGCAGCTCTCTCTCAAAATCAACATACTTCGCTACTTTCACGCTCAATGATTCAGATGCACTTGTCTGTACCTTTTCCTTTGAATAGTCAAATGCTCCCAATTCTATGGCATTGTCTTTAAGGCTATCTAATTCTATCTTCTTCTGCTGTATTTTCGTATCAAGCATTTCTACCTGCTTCAGGTACTCTTTCGCTATATTCACTACCTTATCACCTCACTCACTTGTTTTCCCTGATGGAAAACTCTATTCCGGTTTCTTCCCTCAGTGCATCTATGAAATCATCCCAGATCACATCTCCATCACATATACACTCTGTCTTCAAATTGAATCGGTCAAAGAACTGTTTGATCCTTTTCTGCCCAAATCCAAACTCATCTCTCAACACCATACAAGACATAATCAGCACAGTATCGATCGTATTCATCTTGATCTTCTCAACTGATTCTTCCAGTTGCTGTTGATTGATCTCCAGAGGAATAAACATTGCCCTTCTGGCCGCAAGTTCCTTTTTGGCTTCATCCATGCCCTTATCTTCTATCAGCTTCATGATCCAGATTGCACCAGCCATCCTTGCCTCATGGAGCTTTCTGTCTGATTTAGCCATCTATTCCACCTCTCTCACATCGTTCAAATTCTATTACCCACACCCATGGATTCGCATTCCATCCGTAGCGGTCAAGGTCGGATTTCTTGATGGTGGAGTTCCACAAATCTTCAAATTGTCCTCTTGCGGTGCATGCTCCTGTAAGCAATCCACTATTGCATCCTTCAGATTGCGCCTGTGTTTCCGTAATCTCCTGCAACCGCTTCACCCTCACATCCGTAACCTTAAGCCAGATACGTGCGGCTTCTTTCGGCATGTGGATTGATGGATGCCATTTCATCTCGATTTCTTTCCCCCCCTGGTAAAACTTCTCTGTATCTGAGTAGTCTGCACGGTAGATATACCGTTCTAATCCTTTGCGCCATGTTTCCCGGACATACAGGATATCATCTGTGTGATATGGTGGATTCCACCTTCTTTTTAGTTCTTCATCCGTGATATCCTCTGGAAGTTTGTATTCATCTCCCCAGTTTTCATATGCTGTTTTACTTGGATATCCCCAGGTACCGCAATCACCCCCTGCGAATGTATAGCACAGTCTGCCTTGCGGCTGTGGCTTTACAATTCTTCTGGTGCAGTTCTTTCTACTGTCCAGAATTGCCCGAACCATTTCCGTGTTGAATAAAATTGGCTTAGTTGACATCTACTACACCTCCTCATCTGCCGGGAAGCGGAAAATCTTCGGCGGTGTGAAGCAGAATGCCTGCTGATATCCACTACCATGGAGGATTTCAGGACCGCCGCCACACGCTATGTAACTTCTGTACATCTTCGTCATATCCTCCAGTACCTTTTCGGCCTTTTCCCTAGAACTATATTTAGCCATAATTGCAGATTCTTCTGAATTGTTATCCCAACTGTATACTATTTTTGTCCCTTCACTACACATAGTGATAGTTCCATTTTCATACTCAACATCTGTATAATTAAGACCTTTCTGACTTATCAATCTCATTCTTCCTCTCTCCTTTCCTGCTCCAGCCAGTTAAATGTGCATTCCTGACAGAACTTATCATGTTTTTGGCACTCAACCTCATTGAATCCTATTTCATTTGGACACATCACGATCATAGACAGATCTGTGTTGCTGAGCGACCGGATATAATCTCCGTTGGTCATTGGCTCATAGTTATCCGTCGCATTCTTAGTACAGTGTGCGCATGGTTCATCTGTATTATATTTGCTCTGGTATTTGCATGTCTCACAGCTCTTATCCTGTACTGGTACTATTTCCATCGAATCTCTCCTCTCCTGATCATCTCAACAATATCTATTATGGTGAAGCTCTCCCGGTAGCCGTATTCGCTCTTCATCACTATGTGATGATCGTAAACCTCCACAATGGTCCATTTCTTCCAAGACTTCACTGGGATGTTCTCCTCTTTTCCAGCTTTTGTGAGTATCTTCACGACCTGCCCCGGTCGGCAGATCATGTTGTATATAATTTCTATCTCAAAATTCGTCATGTTGTTTCTCCTTTCCTTGATTTTGTATGTATTGGGGAATATAATAATCATAAATATGCCAATAACATTTTTACTTACTTTATTTATTTCATGCTGCTCTGTTATTTTTGAGCGCAAACTGAACAGTAATTTAACGTTTAAATTTACAGTTTCAGGAGGTACAATTATGACAATTTATGATTTTATAAAAAAGCTTATATTGGGCGCAGGTGTGTGCGGGTTTTGCGTTTGGAACCATGCGGCAGGAGCAGGTGGTAAGTAAAAAATTTGGGCACCGAGGGGTTCAAATCCCCTCAAACCCGTTACACAAAACACAACTGTCCATTCTCTTCTTCGCCTATCCCCATGTTTGGCATCCTCTTTCTTACACAAAGCTCTGGAAGATTCGACCTCACCATCGCCGCCGGTATAGGTGGACAGACTGCATTTCCACATCTCTTAACCTGTTCACTTCTTGAATATGTCTTACCTGTGCTGTCATGATCTATGATGTAATCATCCGGGAACCCTTGGCATCCATATAACTCCTTTGGCTCAAGCATTCTGAGACCAATGTCCACTATCTGATACTCAACACCTTGGATTGTTACAAGGCCGAACCGGTCTCTTGATGTCACTGTATCAAGCGGCTGTTCTATATCCTGTCCTGTACCCTCACCATAGTATTTAATCAGGAATGCTCTGACCTCTCCAAAATGTCCGGCTGATGTTGTCACAGTATGCAGTGGCTCTCTCTCATCCTGCCCTATCCCTGTCTTGTAAAACTTGCTGAGGAACGAAGTCACAAGGCCATATCTGTTTGAGCTGTCTACTGTCATGATCGGATTCTCTATACCTTGACCTCTTACCTCATCTGAATTGGTCTCCGAATGATATTGAATAAGTGTAGGACTTATTAGACAGTGCTCATTCTTGCTGACAATAGTTGTAAGAGGTTCTCTCACATCTTTGCTACGATCTGCAGAGAATCCAGTCTGACCTATCTGAACAATATATGGTTCTACAACTCCATATCCATGCTTGCCTGTGATTGTCGGCATCGGATCTCTTATATCCTGCGGCTTTCTTTCGCCGCCATGATTGCATTGAATGATGAATGGCTCTGGATTGTCCAGAACGAACTTCTTCAGCCCTCTTGCAATCCTCTGCATAGTCTTTGGCGCAAGTGGTCTCACCGCCCGGATATTATACTTCTCCTTGATCTCCTCTGATGTATCAAAGATACTTGGGCATGGTAGGCTAAAATCAAGCTGTGTATATGCTCCAACATAAGGTTTGAGCAGTCCCATCTTGACCTCTTCGCTGTCTGTCGGTGCATGTGTAGGCTTTGGCCACATGATAGGTACTCCATCACATCTTGCGATCATAAAGAACCTTTTTCTCTTGGTCGGTGCTCCGTAGTCTGCCGCCACAAGTTCTCTGAACTGTACTTCATATCCCAGATCATTAAGTTGCTTTACAAACTGTCTGAATGTATCACCTTGCTTTGCCCTTATTGGATGATGTCCTCTGTTGAGTGGTCCCCATGTCTTGAACTCTTCGACATTCTCAAGCATAATCACTCTCGGTCTCACAAGTGCCGCCCATCTGCATGCTACCCATGTCAGCCCTCTGATGTTCTTATCTTTTGGCTTGCCACCTTTGGCCTTGCTGAAATGCTTACAGTCTGGGGAGAACCAGGCAAGAGCTACCGGATGCCCCTCACATGCTTTCACTGGATCAACCGCCCACACATTTTCACAGTAGTGCTTTGTGTTTGGATGATTGACCTTATGCATCCTTATGGCTTCCGGATCATGATTGATTGCTATATCAACACTGTACCCTGTAGCCATCTCAATTCCTGTTGATGCTCCACCACCACCGGCGAAGTTATCAACGATAAGTTCTCCGTTTATCATGGCTGCACCTCCGGGTAATCATAAATATTCATCTGTACCGCTGGTTCATCTTCCCATGCGACACCTATGTAATCTAACACTCTTCCCCAACCGAACTTCTCACCAGTCTTCGGATCCGTGCAGCACCGGTACATGTAAAACTCCCATTCCTTTGGGTTCCGTTCTCTGAGCCTGTCAAACCTGTGCGGTCGTTCTTCCATGTGAATTCCAAAACCACACATACTGCATCCGGTTCTCTGTGCTCTTGTTGTCCTAAGTTCTCCGTTATCATTCACGATCTGACCATATATAGCCGGTATGATCGTATCAACCGGTTCATACGGTATTACATTTCCATCCTTGTCCTTGCTGTATGGCTGCTCATAATAAAGCTTTGCAAACACATCTGTGTGATCGTGATACCAGGCATCCATCTCCTGCGCAAGTCTTAAAATGTCATTTCTGAGGTATGGTGCAAATGGTGCTGATCTCATTACCGTCTTTCCATAGTAGTTGCATCCATGATCTGTGAGAGCTTCTTCTCTCTGCCCACCTTCAGATGCCATCATTCCCAGGAACGGATAACTTGAATGTTCTCTTGCCCAGTCGTCACATGGCTTTTCTTTCAAATAATAGCAACAATCATTTGATACCTTGAAATTCGGTTTGTAATACATAACCCCTTCATTCTCGTTCTCATATCCACCAAACAGATTAAGCCACTTCTGTGGAAGCTTCATACGGCTGTTTTTCTGGAAGTGTCCAAGCTCTCCACATTCCCCTGTGATTATTGCATGTCTGACTGTCTTATTGTTCTCTGTAGGGTTCTGAAGTAGGGCAATCTTGCCAGCTATTCTCTTACTGATAACCGGGAATCCAACTTCATTGAGCACTTCTACTTTTGTCTTAAGCGGCTTCAAAATCGTTACTCCAAGAGCTTTGTGTACCCTCTGTATGCTCTTATCTTCCAGAGATGATACCGATACCGCTGGAACATTGATTCCTATCGACTTCAGGAATATGTGTAGTGTGATACTATCAAGTCCACCCACACTCACATGAGCATTTTTATCTCGCTTGTCCATCTGCTCTATGAACTCATAGGCTCTTAATTTTGATCGTGCAACTTTGACCTCATACGGTTGTCTCTGTAACGCAATCATGCGATCTCTCGCTTCTTTCTTTCGCTGCTTGTACTCAGCAAGCCCCTCATCTGGCTTATCAATGTCCAGCTCTCCATCCTCGCCAAATACACGAAGGATCAAATCGTCTTTTTCTTCATTCATTTTTTTTAAAGGAACCCGATATATCGTTACCCCGGCCGGAGGTTCGGCTCCTTTCTTTGCTTTAATTTCTATGTTTTTTACGGAGTTCTCTCAACTCCTCAAGCATCTCTGCGATCTCGGTATGATACCGCCGGTTCAATTCAACAGCAGTTTCATCTGCTCCATTTTCAAGATCTGCATATTTTGCTTCCCATCTCTCATGCTTGATAGCTTCCTCAATCTCCATCATCTGCTACCTCTTCAAAACTACCGGATCCACAGCTTGGGCACACTGCTGTATGTTCATATGCCGGCTGTCCCTGATATTCACCGATGCACTCCCGGACCATGTCCGGTTCATCAAACTCATAAAAGCAATCCGTGCACCTATACATCATCCTGTCTCCCTTCCAACATCATCATGCTGTTGCTCTGTATCTTCTGTATCGCACTTCTAAGCCTTGCCGGCATCAGCGCATCCTTTTGCTTCCGCTTTGCAAGCTCCTCATAGACCATGCGGAAATTTGCCCGGTCTATGTCAATATTCTCACTTCTGCAGATGCTGACGAATCCACCGATCTGTTTCACAGTTCTGGCCGTCAGATCATCAAATGTGAACATTGCATCCTGCGGTCTGTATGATCCATATATCCGGATCGCATGTAAGACAGTCTCCCATGCTTCGCTCCATGCCGGAATCTCGCCCTGCCTGACCTCACAGCACATCTGACGTATCTCTGCGATACTTGGGGACCATTTGTTTGTTGACACCCATTTGTTGAGTGCTGTCTCTGCCACTTCATACGGCAGATCCTGAAGCTGTCTGTACCAGAGTTCCATCGCCGGTCTGTTCGGCAGTAAGTTCTCTCTCGGGTAATATGTCTTTAGTCCCATTGCAAACTTCGCAAACTCCTGTTCTGTCATTCCGCTTCTTTGCTCCTCTCCAGTTCTCGCATCTGCCATATTCTAGCCTTGCATTGCCTATGTATGAATGATCCAGCTCACAGATATGCAATATCCTGCCTGTATCCGTTAATGTGCAAGTCTGATCATGCCGGCAGGTGCTGCATCGTTTATTTGCCGCTTTTTTCATGTATGATCTCCTGTTTTGCTTTCTCGATAAGCTCAGTCAAAACTACCTCTCTCTGCTCATCGACCTGATCTGCTATGCCGAATAGCTCTGCCAATGCAGTAGTTGTGATCTGAGCCCATGCGATCTGCTCTGCAAGTGTATTGTTCATTTCTGCCGTTTCACTTCTTGCCTCTCTCCTAGTCGTCTCATTGTTCCACCACCAGGTAAAAACATTGATCAATAATGCAAAGCATGAAATACACTGTCTGACCAGACGACCCTTGCCATAGTGTCTTGCGATCAACTTAATCTTTCTTGTTTCTGAATTATCCATCTCTTTCTTCATCTGCGAAACCTCCCTTTTCTGCTCGTTCCTGCGCCCATTCAGCCATCATCTTGTATGATTCATCCAACTGATCCGCTACCCGGTTGTTACTTGCTCTTGGCGAATGGGAATACTGCTTATTCTCACCCTTAAGCTCATATACCCCTGTCCATCCCTGCATGATCGATTGATTCAGTATCTGTACCTGCTCATACTTGTCATGGGATAATGTCTCAAGCTTGTTCATCATCAAGGTGACTGCCATGTCACTCATCGGTTTTTTCATGCCCTTGCGAAATTTAATGAACTCATGAATAGCCTCATCCAATTCCGGCACATCACTATACACGACCGGTTCTGGCTTCTTGGGTGACTTGACCGCCTTTTTTGTATGTGCGTTAGCACATATTTTTTCTGGAGTATGTATATACTCCTCATTATCACAATCATTATCACTATCAATATCATTATCATATTCATTATCATTATCGGCTTTTCTGGGTTCGGTTGGGTTTTTCTTGGTTTCTGAAATAACCGTTTGGTTTTCTGATAAACCATTCGGTTTATTTGGGTTTTCTTCGGTTTCTGAAATAACCATTTGGTTTGTTGGTCTGCCGCCTTTCTTACCATTGGATCTGTTGCGCTCACATTTCTCCTCATACTTGATATTATCTTTATCCATCCGTTTCTTAATGAATGAGAAGCACATAGCAAGAGCACTACCCTTTGGCAGATCAGGGACTTCGCCGGTCTCCTGATAATCAATCAGAGCTAACATCAACTCACCGATCTGCTCTGGTGGAAGCATTTCTAAATGCTCTCTATATTCGGTATAAAAGACGAAGCTCTTTTTATCACTCATAGCCACTGTACTCCTTTCATTTTCTTGCATACTCCCTGAAAGCCTGCTCATTCTTCTGCCGCATCTTCCGCACACATCTGTTACCGGCAAGCCACGGATTTGCCGCCTGTATCTTCTGTCTTGTGCGTCTCACTGTCTCGGTTGTTGGTAAGCCGAACTCTGACAAATGCAGGAAGAACTTTGGCACAGAAACATGATCAATATTGTATCCATGCTTTTCTCCAATCTGCTTACATACGAGATAGTACAACCGGTTGTCACTACTTCTTGCTGCTATATCTTTTTCAAGGACTTCATAAACAACATCCTGTGTTGATATCAGCTCTTTTTTCTTCTCTTCAATGAGGTCTGTCATCATACCCTCTATACCTCCTTTATTCGTATTCCATAACGGTGGAGCATCAATTTCCGCTTAATCACATAATCTTTCGTTTTCATGCCCTTGGTGTCCTCTACAACTATGTAATCACCCTCTTTGTAGACAAAATCGGCAACATAGTAGCAGCTCTGTTCTATGACCTTACCGGGCTTATATTCGCCCTTATGAGGCCCAGCCTTGTACATTTCAGTCGATTGTTCTCTCTGTCTCGGTATAAGCTCGTATCTGACCTGTCTCTTGAGGTCTGTGATCTCTCCTGCTTTCTCAAGTAGCTTAAGCTCCATGTACCGGTTTGCTTCTTTCTTGGAATCAAATAGAATCCCATCGACCTCAACCTTTTTATTCCTGTACTTTCTGTCCAATGATGCTTTCTTTATCCACTGTGGATTCATCAATCAATGCTCCTTTCTCCCTGCCACCGGATCAGCGGCAGGGCTATATACAATGGCTTATACTGTGTGATGTGTGTATCTGCCATGAACAAGTATCATTTATGAAAACAGTGCAGCGGCGGCAGGATTCTGCTGTGTAGTCTGCGACTGTTCAATAACAGGTGTTTCTTCCTTGCCCTGTTCCGGTTCCGGTTTTGCTTCCGGTTCTGATGCAGTGGAATCAACATATTCCTCTGTATCATTTTCCACATAGGTCACATTTCCATCTCCATCCATAGTGGTCATATCACGCTCAAATGCGCTCTGAAGATCAATACTCATAACACCCCACTTGGAAATTAACTGACGGAGCATGGTCTTGTAAGCCATGCCATCAAAATTCTTGTACCAGAATGATGAATACATCCACGAATCTCTCGGATCATAATTACCGGCTTCATAGTCAGCAAATGACACCTTTTCTTTCTCGCCATACTTTGTGTTAATCTTTACAGCATCCTTGCTGAAAGCCTGTGAATACTTATCAGCATGTGCAAGCATCTGTGCCTTGCTCCAGTACATCGTCTTTCTGAATCCATTTACCAGCTCAAACATGGCATAGTAGCCGATTGTCTCAGCTTTCTCACGCTTGTCCCAGTCATCGACCATCAGATTAACCTTGATGTCCTCATTCAGCGGATCGAAGTATTCCAGCTCACCTTCCTTAATTGCCACGACATTCAGCCGCTTATACTGGCCAGATCGGATAGCCAGCTGGATATATCCCTTGTATCCCATCTGGAACTGAGCTTCCTTGACACCAGCTTTTGTATTGTTGAATGGGACCATGTAATAATGTCCGAGCTGTGGAGATGGCGAAAGCTGTAAACTCTCACCAAGAAGTGCTGCTGAAAGAATCGACTGATTTGTGCACTCCTGAAGTGTAGGGTTGGTGTTATATGCTGATACGATAGCAGAAATGAAACGCTGTCCATTCTTACCACCAACTACCTGATTAATCTGATTTTTTATAGCATCCTGTGAAAGGTATGCTGTGATTCCCAAATTCTGCTGTGCCTTGCTTTTTTTCACTAAACTATTATTAACTGCCATTATTTGTCCTCCTCATTAAAGCTAAAAAGTTCATGCAACAACTGATTAAGTTTTTCCTTTGTTTTCTTAATCTCCTCGTCAAGTTCCTCATCTGTAAAAGAACCAAGCTTTATAACATTGTCTAATTTCTCTTTTGCAACACACGGTGGATAGTTTTTATGTAAGAATCGTGTGTATCCTGCCAAAACAGCAGCTACCTGTGATTCTACTTCATCCTCAGAACCTTCCATTCTCAATTGATTTCCTTTTACCTCTATCATGCTTTTTCCTCCTAAATAGCTTTAAATTCTATGCTTCTACTCTTAAAGAACTCTTTCAATGCATAAGCATCTTCCGTTGTGAGCAATACCTCAAATCTGACTACCATTCTCTTCTGTGTGCTGTCAGCACTCTGCACCGATTCTGGCGGTGTCATAGCCTGCGCCATGGCTGCTCTCTGCTGTTCCTGTAACTGTTCCTGTGCCTTACGCTCTTCCTCTGCCTTTCGTCTTGTCTCTTCTGCAGCCTTTCTTGCCTCTTCCTCAGCTTTCTTTTTAGCCTCGGCTTCAGCCTTTGCCTTTGTAATTTCTGCCATTCTCTGTGCCTCTTTGATGGCTTTATTTATATCAAGCGTCTGTTTGAATACCTCTGTAGCCTCAAATCCAAACTCTGGAAGCTGGCTGAGTGTAAACACATCATCGCCGATCTGATACATTCTTGCTCTCATCTGCTCCTCGATGCTCTTCATCGACACCGATGCATTGAGCCATTTAGGATCAAATATCTTTTCAAGTGTAACGAAACTTTGAAAGCCAATGCTAGCAAATAACTCCTCTATGGCATTCTGCTTATTCGCTTTCTTCTGATCTTCAAATTCTTTCACCTGCTTGTCGATCACAGCTATAGGTTTGTCTATAATTCCAATGATCTCATTAACCTGTGCTTTAAATTCATTGAATGGCTGCATATACTCTTTTTCTCTCCGTATACGTTCATCATTCAATGTCTTTTTCAGCTTGTTAAGTGTTGCTCTGTCTGCCTTGGCATCCTTAACCTGATCATCTGTATATACAAGCGTCTCATAAAATGCCACTTTCTCAGTCAACTCTGCTTTCAGTTCCTCATAATTGAAGCTGATTTTTTCTGGTATTACTACCTCATTCACTCTTAATTCCATGTACATCCTCCCACCATAGCCAGTTCATACTGACCATCTTTGTTTATTTTCATCATGCTCATGATCCGGTCTGTCTGTTTCTGTCTCTCCTCTTCACAGTCGCATCGCTCTCCCGGATCAAGATTCGCTCCACAGTTACTGCAAATTTTGTAGTACATTGTTCTCACCCCTTTATATCTCTGGAAGTATCAACGGCGGTTCCTTTCTTTCCTGTATCATCTTCCAGAATCTGTATTCTTCCTCGGCAAGTCTCTGTATGCCCTCCTCAACTCCATCATCTGACCGGTTCACCCTATAATGTCTTGTTGTCTTTACCATTGCAGGATCTCCATTTTCATCTGTCATATTTGATTTAAGCTGACCTACCAGCATCACAAAATCAAATTCTGTGACCATAAGGTAATGTAATATCTGTATGTAATAATTCTGTGGCAAGTTCGGCTTCCATGGTGTTCCCCACTTCTTTCTTTGACCTGCTGACTGAATCTCTGTAGTCTTGATCTCAAGTATTCCTTTGTTCCCTGTATCCCTTTCTATAAGCCAGCCATCAAGGCTTGCATGCGCCCAAGGATAACGATCGTTGAACCAAATGTTATTCTCTTCGTATAAGACATCTAATTCAGGATAATCTAACGCAAACAATGCTCTGAGAAGTGGCTCTGCCGCCACACCATAGCGGACACAATCTTTTTTTGATATATCCACCGGAGGCAAATTATTGACCTTTTCTGCCCACAAATTGACATTCGTCTTCCACGGACTCATGCCAAAAATAGCCGAAGCATCCGAACCACCTATCTTTGTTCTTGCCTTGAGCCATTCTTCATGACTGGATAACACTTTCATCTCAACCATGCTTTTCTTCTCCTGCCTACCAGATAAGGGAGTGTCAGCAGCACTCCGACAAATGCCTGTCCAAGGTGCGCATACCACGGTTCCATGATCCTCATTTCTTCCGCAAATGCCACCGAGCTTGCCGCTCCATATATAAGCATGAAGCCAATAAAGAACATGATTCCAACAGCACATTTGCATATCTTCTTTTTCACTACCAACTCACCCCTTTCCTTTCATCCCATAGTTTTTATGAGATCATTTAACTGCTCTATTGTGATGCCCTGTCTCGCTGCAAGCTTTCCCGGAGAAATGTTATAAGTCCAGATGCTTGACATCTTGATCGCATCACCTATATCCAATAAGTTTCTCTGCATTCCGATTCTCACAAACTGAGGGGAGCATCCCATCACTTCAGCCGCCTGATTCGGTGTTATCTTCTTTACCATGTCGATTTCTCCTTTCCTTTCTCTCTATATCTATAACTAGCGTCATTCCAACCGCTTTTAGTAAGCTGTCTGCATTGGTCAAGGTCATTCCTCTTTGATCTGATTCCCACATGTACAGGCTCCGGTCGGTAACTCCTGCCTTTTTAGCCAACTCACGCTTTGACATTCCCTGTCTAAGTCTCTCTTTCTCAATAACTTGTAGTATTGTATACTTATCCACTTGACATTTTCCTTTCTTTGAATACTATATATAGTGTGTGAACAAGTGTTCATGACTATATATTCAGAAATGAGGTGAATATTATGAGTACTCCGTTATACAAACCAGGCACTGACAACTTATCTCCTGGAAGTTATAAGGAAGTAGGGCCACGAGGCGGATCTGTACCAAAGCCAAGACAGGTGCATATCGATCAAGGTGATCGACTTCCTCCAACACAGGAAAAAGGTCGTAACTGGAAAAAGGTTTAATTCTTATGGGGGTCATCTAGGCAAGCGGTGGCTCCTATATTTTCATCCTTTTTCTGCTGAAACAAATACATCTACCAAATGGTAGATTGATCTGTAACCATGATTCAACGTATCTGTTCCCATTCTCCGTATATTTTGTTATGTAGTGATGCATGTCTCTCCTTTCTCACTGCGCATCCTGCAACACCGTCCCACCTTCTGCAACCTTCTTAGGATTGAACGGTGGTACTCTTCTGCCAGCTTTCAATTCTTTGCGGTATTGCATGAAATCTACAAGCGCAAGATAGTTGACATATGTCTCACCGAAACCATCCAATATGGTGTATTCACTGTATCTTCCTTTTGCAATGTATATCTCCAGCTCCGATAATCTGTTACATACCGTTCTTATCGATATTCCAAATGCCTCAGCAATCTCAGCTTTTGTCATATATGGATCGGCTTTTAAATACCTAAGTCCTGTTATATCCATTTCATGTCTCTCCTTTCTATTTTTAGTATTCATTTTGTGAACTAGTAAGGCAAAAAAATATTTTCCCTAGGAAAACTACAAATATCTGCATACATTCTTAATTCTGCCTCTTTCATCTTTACCTTACCGCTTTCCCAATTACCAACAGTAATACGAGAAACGCCCATTTTATCAGCTATATCCTGCTGTGAAAGTCCAGCATTTACTCTAACAGCTGATAATCTTATCTTTAAACTATTCAATATTTCGCCTCCTCTCTTTCATCTTGTAATTGCATTATAGTATTCTTTTTGTGAACTGTCAAGCAGAATGAAAACTTTTTTTGCTTTTTGCTTGCTATAAGTATTCATTTTGTGTATAATCAAGACATAAGAAAGGACGTGATCAGATGGGTGCAAACCAATTTGCTAGATTATTAAAATATTATCTTATGCTAAACGACAAAGCTCAAAGTGATTTAGTCAACGATCTTGGATATGAAAAATCAACAGTATCAAATTGGTGCTCGGGTGCAAGAGTTCCAAAAATTGATACAATTATAGATATTGCTAAATACCTGCATGTTGAACCGGGAGATTTAATAGTCGAATCGGAAAACAAACCTACATATTACTTCGACGATGAAACAGCTAAAAAGGCACAGGAGATCTTTGAGAACAAGCAGCTCTCTCTTCTCTTCGATGCCGCAAGGGACGCAGAGCCAGAGGACTTGGAGACAGTTCACACAATGCTCATGGCTCTCAAGAATAAAGAGAAACGATAATAATGTACAAAAAACATCCCACGGTATTTGTTATTGTATCTACGACTATGTTACAAGGGGGATGAGTTAA